AAAATATCAATGAAATTATTCAAACTCATGCATTGGTCCGCTGTAATGGTGGCCTTTGCATAAATTATCACAACGAGCTAGGCTATACTGAACCAAACAACGGTATAGTCGGAGATTATTATATGATTTACGCAGATGAAACTCTAAATGCTTATGTATACGCATATAAGCCTGCGAATGCCCGGAATTTTACACATAACTTCCTTACGCTAGCTGAAGGCCATATGATCTATCACCGAACGGGAGCGAGAGTCCACCCAGAATTAGACTCACCTTTTCAGGCAAAGCTGCTGAGCAACACACTCAATTTTTATGTTTTTACTGATGCGATTCCAGCACAAACTACAATTGGGGCAGATACCTTCGACCTACATCAGATAGGTAGGCCCATGGCCAATTGGAAAGGAGGTGCATTTGTTAAAAGAACTTTCAAACTACCAGAGAAAGAGGCAAGTGACATAATCAAGGAGGCAGTTGGGACTTGTGAGGTGGTTTTTGATGGTAAGGGTTGGGCAAATGTTAGACATAAACATCCCATCAATGCATCACTCAGGAGGGTCTTTGAAGAAACGATGTACAATATGATACGTGATGAGGATAGCAAGATTCCAGTTATTCAGAGGGGGGCAAACATATCAAGAGCGATGGATTATGGCTATTCCTGCTTTTCAATCAATAAACTTTGTGATCCTCAAGACTATGTTCGACAAGAGAAGTATACTAGCAAGTTACCACAAGACATGCTCACCAGAGTTAATACAGGTTTTTGCTTCTGTGGAGATGAGAGTGTTACCCTATGTCCCCATGCCACAGCATACTTAAAACGACATCGCAATTACAATAAATTTGGATATGCCATAATGGATGTGGATTCAGCATACTATGGAGATTTGGTACACATAGCCCATCTTAGATTAGCGAATCAGCAAGCAAAAATCTATTACAGCTGTAATCACATTTTCACCAACCAGACAGCGGTATTCCAGGACAGGTGTTCGGAGTTTAAAGTTAGTACATCACCTGATATAGTCCACATGGAAGTTCTTGGCAATAACAGTGCATACACTCACGGGCATGTTTATCAACAGCCTGATAGAGTGTGGTCAATAGAGGATGTTAACAAAATGATATCCTATGAGATTGAGCCGGGGATTGATATTAATATGGAGACCATTCGAGTAGTTAAAACAAGCCCATACTCGGCTTATGTAATCACAAGATCATTTGCGACCCCAGCTTTTATTAAGCGTATTCCAAGACCTATAGCTCTGCCAAAATACACTACTGTTACTGATGTTGTTTCACTTTTCACCCATACAGATAATAAGAAAATGTTGATAAACTTCAGTGAGGACCAGCGGATCATGACCTATGATGGCTATATATATGTGACAGCGAGGTACGAGGATGATACTTTTATAGATTCTCAAATATTCCACAAAGGTCTCAAACTCAATATGATCACCTTTAAGAATCTTTACCGAGCCATGGGAAATGAGCTTACTTTGTCAACTGCCATGAATCTCGTTAAGGCTGGTTTTGCTAAGGATTATAATATGACACCCCATGAATCTGTGGTACTAGCACAACTTATCATACGTTATCAGACTGAGGTTACTAGAACTATGAGATATGTTGTTGATCAGGAGGTAGTTTTAAGGGACAACCATAATACATTCCCACTTAAGTTTAAGAAGTTTATTAACGACTTGTCCAAACCTCTTCCTGATATATCTATTGACATCGAAGGAATTAAGACTGGTATACAGACTAATGTTGCTAAGATACGAGATGTCTATTTGCCAATGGCTGAAACTATAATCCGAACCTTTTCTAGTGCAATTAATACACACCTTATCAATGATGAACCAGGATTGACATTGAAACGAGCAGCCTTTGATATCATAGCCTACGTCTCTGATATAAAGCTTCCAGTAATTATGGATAATTTACCACGCATAAGTGACTATGTACCGAATATCACTATTCCATCTTTGACGGAGTTCACATCCGTTATTTGGAATAAATGTTGTGGTTTGAAGCGGAGTATCGAGAGGAGGATTAAAGGGAGAATTGGAACAGATTATCTAAAATACCTAGCAGGTAGTAAAAATTGGGTTTATCTGTTGTTACAAGCTAAGAAGATTCACCATACAGTACTCAATAAGATGGCTAACACTATAAATGATATACCCGCAGCGTTGAAACTTACGACTGATAATGTTATTTCAAGGATTAGGAATACTCTGGATTATGAGCCACCTCAGGTTATCTTGCCCGGAGAGGAGGTTATTACTGGTCTTTTCTTTGAGGATTTTGCTCCTAGTGACAGAAGGTTGCATCATTATGACTGTAAATGCCAGAGATGCGAGGAGTCAAAGAGACCGGGTAAGTTGCCTGGTGGTAATCCCGGATACTATATTACTGGAGGTTGTACACCCAATGATGTTGACAAGATGTTAATGAAGATGTCAGATGCGCAGCTGATAACTAATACCGATGGATCCAAATTCCCTGAGGATGTGGTGGAGGC